CCGCGATCAAGAACATGATGCAGCAGCTCGCTCCCGCGCTTCAGACCGTGGGCACTGTGGCAACGGATAAGTTCACACAGGATCTCGCAAAGGTGCACAGCGATGTGCAGGAGATCTTCCCCAAGGTCGAGGAGTGGGTCAACAAGCAGCCTTCTGTCCTCAAGGACGCCTACAACAAGATTATCGACTACGGCTCTGCCGAGGAAGTAGCGGATGTAATCACGCTCTACAAAAAGGCGCATGGGGTCGAGGGGGCACCGCAGCAAAAACAAGACTCGCAAGAGCAGAAGATACAGGCACCACCTGAAGAGAAGTCCCCCGAAGCGGGGCGCACCAAAAACAAACGATTGGAACAGATGGCCGGTGTTCGCCGTGAACCGACAGGAGTCTCGGCAGAGGTGGACACCAACGATTTTGAAGGTGCCTTCGAGCGAGCGGCAAGCTCGCAATAGGGCACACCACCAAGGAGGTAAGACATGCCGACCACTGCGTATGGAGACATTTCCCCGAGAACCGCGGCCTACGCTGCCAAAGAGATGCTTGATCGGGCGCAGCCCTATCTCATCCTGCAGCAGTTTGGGCAGCTTCGTCCCATCCCGGCGAACAGCTCTGACACCATTAAGTTCCGCCGGTACGAGGCGCTGCCGCTGGCAATCACGCCTCTGTCTGAGGGCGTAACCCCGAATGGGTCTCCCATGACCCACACCGACTATCAGGCAACCCTGTCTCAGTTCGGTGATTTCATCACCCTGACTGACAAGATTGCCGACACCCACGAAGATCCCGTCTTCAAAGAAGCGCAGGCGCTGGTCGGCGAGCAGGCTGCACAGACGGTTGAGACCGTCCTGTTCAACATACTCAAGGCAGGCACCAACGTCTTCTATTCGACCGGGGATTCCCGTGCCAAAGTCGCGGACCCCCTGAGTATCAACATGCTGCGCAAGATGACCCGCGCCCTGAAGCGTCAGAACGCAGGCTACATCACCAGCAAGCTCAGCTCCACTGCCAACTTCAACACCGTCAACGTCGCGCCCTCCTATGTGGCCTTCGTGCATGTTGACCTCGAGGAGAGCGTTCGCGCCCTGCAAGGGTTCAAAGATGTGGTTGATTACGGCAGCGTGACCCCCTACGAGTTTGAGATCGGCTCCGTGGGTGATGTTCGCTTCATCCGCTCAACCATCATCGAGTCTTGGGCTGACGCAGGCGGCGTAGCTGGGGCCAACATCTCGACCACCGGCACCAACGCCGATGTTTACCCGATCCTGCTGACCTCGAAAAACGCCTTCGCGGTCACTCCGCTCAAGGGTAAAAACGCCATCACCCCGATGGTGCTTAACCCCAACACTCCGCGTGAAGGCGATCCGCTGGGGCAGCGCGGCTACGTCAGCTGGAAGACCTACTTCGCCGCCTGCCTGCTCAATCAGGCATGGTTCGTCCGTGGCGAAGTTGCGGTTCCTGAGCTGTAATTAGCCACCAGCTGGTGAGATGAGCAGATAGACAGCTCTGACCCCATAGCAAACAAAGGAGATACGACGTGAGAGATATTTATGTAGGTTCTTTTACTGGCGCCGCAGCGGCAGTCGATGTGGTTTGTGGCTTCGTCCCGTCCGCGGTTATTTTCTTCGAGGGCGGCGTGTCCCCCAGCACGGCGATGGCAGTCGTGGACGGGGTTAGTGTTGACCAAGTTGCCGCGGCTACAGCCGCAGCCGCTGAGGTGACCTCTTTCAAGAGTAACACCGAGGGCGCTGGGTTTACTGTAGCCAATGGAGCCTCCTTTAACGAGGATGGCGTGACTACCAACTTTATAGCATTTCGATCTGATCGCTAAGATCGCTAATTCGGGAGGGCTGCTGTCGCGGCCCTCCCCCGCTTACTTTTCTTTTTTCTCGGGAGTTGCTTATGTACACAGAAACCATCGCACAAATCTCTAAAGTCGAAAACGGTTTTCTTCTGACTCTGGAGCAGCCCCCGAGCGCTGAGGTGGCCAAAGAGTGCCCTTGCATGTCGTCGTATGATGAAGAGAGTAAAACTGTTTTTGTGAAGACTTCGGACGATGTAGCCAACGCCTTAAAGGCGATGCTGCCGCTGCTGTCTGTTGACTCGTCAACCGACGAGTTTAACTCTGCCTTTGAAAGGATTGCAAAATGAGCGAAGAAAACAACGACGAATTGTTTGGTCAGGTACTTGAAGGGCTGCCCGAAGACGAGGCAGTTGCCGAGGGGAAAGAAGGGAAAAAAGCCGCGCCCAAGAAAAAAGCAACCAAGCGCAAGCCGCGCAAGCCTCAGACCCCCCAAGAGGAAGATGAGGTCGCGATCCGCGAAGGGCTCGAAGAGCAGCCCGAGCCTGTGATCCATCGTGACTCGAGCCTTCCCAATCAGGGGCCGCGTTCTGAATGGCCCGTCGTTATCATCGACGAGGTGGAGGGCATGCCCAATTTTCACTTCGTGCAGGTCAACGGCGTACCCTTTCAGATTCAGCGCGGTGTCGAGACTCCAGTCCCCCCGGCAGTTCTCGGCGTACTCAACGATGCTGTCGCAACCCGCATCGTGCAGCAGCGCGATTCGCGCACTGGCGAAGTGACTACCAAGCGGCATAACTATTCCTCTGTTCCGTTCCGCGTTCTGCGCTGGGGCAGCAAGCGAGGGTAATCCATGACGAGGGCCGAACTCCTCACAGAACTTAGAGAGGCTGTTGATGATACAGCAGCTCCGTATATGTGGTCTGAGACAAGACTTCGCGGGTTTTTGTCGGAAGGGCAGGACAAGTTCTGCGAGGACACCGGCCTCTTCGTCTCCCTGACTCCGCTGATTCTGGAGGAGGGCAAGCGCGACTACGACATTCCGAGCCGCACCATTGAGGTTCTGGAAGTCTTCAACGGCGCACGCCCCCTTCGCAAATGGCAGACAGGGCAGATCCCCGGCTTGGAGCCGGGGGCCGGGATGCCTTCAGCGTGGCAAGCAGATGCCGCTACTGGGCTGCTTCGCTTTGATAGAACACCTACCGCGGCGCAGGCAGGCACTGAGCTGACCCTGCGCCGCTGGCATTACAGTGACACTCCGCTGTCTTCGAGTGTCGACGGGGTTGCAGCCGCCCCCCAGCTGCCGGAGCGCCTGCAGCGAGCCTGCATTGAGTGGGCCGCATATAAGCTGCTGCGCTTCCACGACGCAGAAGTTGAGGGGTCTCCTGAAGCGCTGGAGCACTTGCGGGCATACCGGGATTACGTTAGCGAGGGCAAGAAGTGGCAGCGAAGGCACAGCTCGTATGAAATGTCCGTAGGTGCCACCCCTGCATATATGGTGTGCCCATGAAAAAGCGCTCCATAAAACTCAGCGATCTGCGAGGCGTCGACAACAAGCGAGCGCCTGAGTCCTTAATGGAGATCTCTCGCGGAGAGGCGTCTTCGTTTTTTGTCGAGGCCAAGAACGTAGATTTTACCGGCTCCGGTGGGATGAGGCGCAGGCGCGGCTTTTCTCAGGTCGCCGCTGGCGATTTCCGCAACGTGTGGAGCGATGGGCTTGAGCATCTAGTCAACAAGGACGGCTGGCTGTGCCGGTTTAATCCGGCAGGTCCGAGCTTCGAGCAGTTGCTTGAGGTTGGCCCCCTGCGGCTGAGCTTCGCGTCCAGCATGGGCACGGTTTACTTCTCAAATGGACAGCTGCTGGGCAAGGTGCGCGAAGACGATGCGGTTGTGCTGACGCGCAACGGGGTCTATACCCGCAGTTCTTCCTTTCTCGACCCGACCGAGGAAGACGCTTTCTTCAGCACACCGCCTCCGGGCGAGGAGATTGAGTTTTTCGCAGGCAGGCTGTGGGTCGCCAACAAGGACGCACTCTGGTACAGCGAGGCTTTCTTCCCTGAGCGTTGCGACATGCGAAAAAACTACATGCCGTGGACCAACGTGCGCATACTCGCTTTTGTCCGTGATGGGCTCTATGTTGGTACAGAGCGAGAGATCTGGTTTTTGCGCGGCACTGATCCTAAAGCGATGCAGCCGGTCAAGGTCGCCTCACATGGAGTTGTATCTGGCACTAAGTGCTATGTGGATGGCACTAAGTTTAAGATCGAAGGGATGACCCCATCAGCGGTTGCCTTCGAGACCCCAGAAGGAAAGGTTTTGGCTACGGACGGGGGCAGGCTGACCAAGCTCACTGAGCAGGTCGTTTCCTACGCTCCGGGCAGCGAAGGAGCTACCTACTTCAGAGAGGATGACGGCAACACAGCTCTTATCTCTTCTTTCCCGAGCGGGGGAGAAGGATCGAATATGCGGACTTCGGATGTTGCCACAGCGGAGATCGTAAGAAACGGAATCACCATTTGAGAGGAGATAGTTGTGGAGACTAAACAAGGAGTAAATGTCGGCGGCCGCTTTGATTTTCAGCTCGTTCGGGGCGGGAAAGTGATCGACGAGTGGAGCGACGAAAACATTGTCGTCAACGAAGGACTCAACCACCTTCTCAACGTAGGGTTCAACGGGGCTGCGCAGACGGCAACGTGGTATGTGGGGCTGTTTGAAGCAAACTACACCCCCGTGGCTACTGATACAGCGGCCAATATCGCTGCCAACGCGACCGAGTGCGTGGCCTACGATGAGACCAACCGTGTCGAGTGGGTCGAGGCTGCTGCTTCTGGACAGGCGATTACCAATAGCGCTAACAAGGCGACCTTCACCATCAACGCAGCGAAGTCAGTCTACGGTGCCTTTTTGGTATCGAGCAATGTCAAGGGCGGCACTGCGGGGATCCTGTTTGCAGCGACTCGCTTCGGCGCGGTGCGGAACGTTGTCGCGACAGACCAGCTGCTCGTGACCTACACGCTGCAGGCTCAGAGCGCGTAACAGCGTAATCCTTCTTTACGAGAAAGGAGCCCCGCCTTGGTAGACCCGGGGCGGGGTTTTTTATGCGCGTTGTATTGAAGACCAAAGAAGGTTCCGAGTACGTCGGACTCGCCAAAAGCAAGCACCGTGAGCTTGAGGCGCTGCGCAAGCGCACAGGTGCGCCCGTTATGCAGAAAGTCTTTAGGGTTGGCGATGTTCGCATTAAGCTGTTCGCTGCGCAATGGGATAGCTACGTCGAGATTTCCGGCGGCGAAAGTGTCCTCCCAACCATGCTACTCTCTGGCGGCGCCGGGACTTTCGCATACAACTACCTCAAGAACAAAAAACAAAAGGTGTCCGCTGCAGTCGGTGGCCTTTTCCGAGGGGCAAAAGACATACTTTTTCAGGCGGGGTCGCACCTGATCTACAAAATCAAAGGCCGGTCTGTAAGCAGCACCCCGGTGTCCTTCGTAGGGGACTTCCACCATCACCGTCTGACAAATGCCCATGTCCGCATGAGCGGAAGAAGCCTCTCTGTTTACATCCCGGAGGTCGCTGACTTCGTCCACCTCTCCTCTTTGCTTTTTGGGCAGGCATACGGGGAGCTAGGCATGAAGAGCCACCAAATTTACATAGGCGTGCTTGGTCGCCCGAGCGATACAAAACCGTGGAACCTCGCCGCTGGGTTCAATACCAGCATGGTCCCCCTAATTTCGGGGGCAAGCGCAATAGGAGAAGCATGGCGGTGGTATCCGCGAATGTGGAACCCGGAGATAGGCAATTATCTCTACCTGCTCCAAGGGATCTACTATGGTTCTGTCCAAGGGGGAGGGTTTTGGGGGCCGTGCAAAGAAGCGTCAGCGCGTTTTCTGACCACGCTGGATGCACGGGGAGGAGACCATTTCTTTGGCTACGCCGAGATGCTGCTGTCTACCAAGTATGAGGGGCACGAGTTCGAGCCAGATGGCACGCAGTACCACGCAAAGATGTTTTTCATGCTCTCGATGTGGGAACCGAGCCGAAGTTTCTTCTATGACGAGGATAGAGGGCGCATCTGGTTCCAGAACAACTATTGGACAGACGCACCCGAACAAGAGTTTCGTATTGACTTGGACGATTATATAGACACTAAAGCTGAGGCAGCGAGCGTGCGAGTCTCGTGGTGGTCTCTGTCGGACCTCCAGCCCCCTCCTTGGTCAATAAGCCTGCCGAAGAAACGCTTCGGGGTTTTGTCTTACCTCGACATAGGGGACAGAACGTGGATCCTCCACCGCTACGCGGGCTACTCTTCGGTTGTTAAAAAAGGCAAGGGGTACAGAGATCATTCGTACACGGACAACGGGGAGATAGTTTCTATTATCTACGACAAGGAAGATGGAACCTATGTCTTTGTCTACAACCTTGCTGCTGAGGGCGGTGGCGAAGAGCTGGCACACCATAAAATAAATGGCAGTGACCGCTTCCTGTGGGGGCAGCTGGTTGAGAAAGAGGAAAGTCCGGTATTTGAGGCGCACCCGGGCAGTTCGGAGGTCCAGACTTCGCCTGACCGCGACATTAAGTACGCGCCTTCTCTGTTTGGTATGAGCCATCCGTGGCCGCCGGGCAACGGGTACACCGCAGGCGGCTGGAAGGTCACAGTCAACGGTGAATATGCGGAAGGGTTCTTTTGGGACGACGAGTGCTGGAAAAAAGCCGAATACACGATGTGGCATGATTTTGAGTACGAACACAATGTGTTCGAGTCTACAAAGCTCATCATGGCAGGTGGCCCCAACGGACGGCACGGAACGATGGGTGGTCTTTCCGGGCAGGGGGACGATATATACCCCACTACTGGGGGGACTTCGCCTGCTGGGGATGGGATGAAGGTCGCCCGCACGGGGATTTCGTTCGGTACTAACATCTATGGGTGCCTTGACTACTCAAGAAACACCAAGTCGCCGGTGCAATGGGTGGGGGATGTGGAAGAATTTGGCCTCTTTGGCTCCGAAGGAGGCTGCTGGCGGCCTGTCCCCGGCTGCTACGAGGATGAGGACGGCCGCCCAGTAGGACGTGTTAAGCTCATAGACGACTGCGCTATGGAGGCCGAGGTAGACTTCCCGTTTAACTATCTCACTATCTCTGGCCCGGATGTTTTTCTCGAGGGGTCGTCGTACAGCGGGAGTGGTGGCACACCGCCATACTCCTACACGTCGGACTGCGGCGGGATCAACAGCACGACGGGGGAAGTCACTAACGACTCGTCGTGCTGTAACGACCCGGATCGCACGATCAACGAGATCAAAGTCACCGTGAAGGACAGCTGTGGGCGCAGCGCTTCGATGATCTCCCGAGGCAAAAACGGGATATGGGAAACAGTCTCAGACAACGGCACTCCCCCGTGGCCTGCGCCTTATCTAGTCCAGGTTGTCACCTCTGGCTCGACGCGAACGACAAACATCTACACCAGCAACGGTTGCGAATGTACCCCTGAAGAAAGTTGGAACCCGGGGGGATGTGTGGGGTTTCAATCGCACGAGTGTACGGGGAGTGGCTACGCGTTCGATACAGAGATATGCGGGGCGACAGCCAGCTCCACATTTAGCGACCTTGACGGGGAGCTATCCTTCCATTCCGCTGGAGACTCACACCCAAGCGTATGCTACGTCTGGGCAAAGCAGATTCGGACTTACGGTTGGAAGCTCTACGCTAAAAACCCAGCCTACGGCAAAGTCGAAAGGTGGAAGTGCCCATGATCTCCAAACGAATCTACGAAGGGGCTACGGCCGAGAAGCTGGGCTTGACTGAGACCCAGTACCGCAGCCGTAAAGCTGTGGTCGATCGCTTTGCTGCACAGTGGGATGAAAGCCAGCCCTTCGAGGAAGCCTTCCTTCCATGGTTGGAGAAAGATCAGCGCGTGCGCGAGGACATGAAACTGGTCTCCTCCAAACAAGAAGAGCAGCAACGGGCCAAGGCGCAGGAGGAAGAGCAGCTTGAGGAAGAGGCTGCGCTTACCTTCGGTGAGATGTTTGCAGGGTTGGGACGCAGCTTGACGGCTATCGTCAAGTCTGGTGTCAAAACGGTGGGGAAAGAAGAGCACGAGCGGCGCTACACTATCTGCCTCGACTGTAAAGACCTTAACGACGGGCGTTGCATGCTTTGCGGCTGCTTCATGAAGGTCAAGTCCAAGTTTGCTGCAATGCACTGCCCTGTTCAAAAATGGTAGAATCAACAAGTGTTTGTTGATATAAACAGGTAAGGCTTCTAGCGAAAGGTTTTCCCATGGCTGTCATTAACGCGCTCGCAGAACAATTTGTTGCGGTTCGTCCGCTCGCGGAGAGTCCCACGAAGTACACCTACCCGACGGACGGGCTAATCGCCAAGTGGACTTTTGACACAGATGTGCCCTATATGGCCAGCGAGCTAAACAATCCAAACCACATACTGCTTAAAACAGACAACGCCATGGTTATCCCAAGCATGCTTGACGGGGGGAGGGATGGGTACACTTGGAAGGACAGCGATGGAAGTGACACAACGACTTCAGATGTCAACATCACCGCCGCGTCCGCCGTCAAAGCTTCGGGGATAAGAGGCTGGTTCCGCCCCGAGGAGCTTGAGCTGCTTCCTAATATGCCAGGGACAGTCTCGATGTGGATCAAAACAGATTGGGAAGGTGCCTCTTCACGAGGGTGCCAAGCAATCTTCTTTAACTCACATGAGTACAGATACAGCACGAGCCAGCCCTTGAACTATGCACCAAACGGCTCTTACACCGGGGGGTTTGCTTTTTTTCTTGCGCAGAACCTGCTGGTTTTCGATGTCATTACAGGGAGCGGGGGCTATCGACGTCTGACTACGGATATTGCAGGGCTCTCCTACGGATATCATAACATTGTCGGAATGCACACCGGGCGCTACCTACGGCTCT